ATTGTCTTTTTTGTGCCTACATCACCAAAATCTAAATTAGGAGTTTGATATGCTGAAGAAATATTAGATGCCGTACCTGCATAATCAAACGAGTTACCTGTATCATGGTTATAAATATAGCCNTCNCCATCNCCATGAAAAGTTTTTTCAAGTCCGTCTTTGTCAAATCCAGATGTTATAGCCGTTGCCTTAATACCTTCAGTNTCTGAATACTGAAAGCCTTCATTTGTAAGTGTTGCTATTACACCCTTAGCTGTTGTATTAGCCGTACCGTCTGTATTGTAAAATAACCTGTACTGTGACTTACTTCTTAATACTGCACTGGTTACAGTTAAATTATTTATATTAGCCGCGATAGCTTTAATAGTTGGCTGTATTGGTCTACTAACAGATCCCAACTCAACGTCACCAATACGTACTGTACCAGCAACTGTTCTAAGACCATCAGGACTCAAGAAAAGGAGGTCACCCGCTATTTCTTGAATGCTGTTGGCATCTAGACAACCTACGTTCTTTGTAATAGGTTGTACTGAAATATTGCTTGAATCATTTATGTTTAACAGTTTAAATAAACTATTTTTACAAAAGATAATTAAGTCATTACGGAAACTAGCTAGTCCTACTACCTGATCTTCTAAGACTATAGAGCCTGATCCTGTAGCGGTAAAGCTTTCAGGATTGTTAGTAGCACTGTAATAAATAGTATTCTCAGCACCTTCTGCTCCACCTACTACAAAGTGTTTGTCATGTATAGTGCCTACAGCAGGAGCTTTGGTACTATCTACTGTTATTTCATCAGCAAAAAATGTTCTACTTGTTAATGCACCTGTGCCTTCCATTCTAAAGAAGTAAGGCTTATTAGCGCCATCACATATTAAAAGTGTACCATAGTCAGAAGTTCCTTCAAACAAAGAAAAACTTACTTGTCCTTGAGAAGTTCTTGTTAAATCTGTACGTCCTGTAAAAGTGCTGTAGTTATCTCCAGAGTTACTGACACTTTGTTTTGCTATAGAAATCCATGAAGTTCCAGCTTGACTAAAGAATATTCCTGTGCCTGAACATACAACGACTCCATCAGCATATACAAAGATTCCTAATACTTTAGCATCACTGTTAGGTCTTGCTGCTGATCCNCCACCAAAAGCAGAAAATCCATTTATGCGTCGATAGCCACCATCAGTGTCTACTTCAAAGTTTGTTAGCTTTGAAGCAACTCCCGGTTGAGCAAGCATCTCAAGCTGATTAAGACTTGTGTAAAGTCCTCCTCTAGCTGATAAACCAAACGGCTGAGACATTAAACGAACCTCATGCGGTCATCTTTAAACTCACCCGGAGTAGGTTCCATTAAATTAAGCTTCATCAAACGTAATCCACGTTTATAATCTTCAAGCGCAAATGCAGAAAATTGAGGGCTTTCTTTAAATTGATAAATATAGTATCTAGCTCTGTTGAGTAGTACAGGCTTATAAATATTTGGAAATACTATTTCATCTCCAAAAGATGAAAGCTCTGTAGGCAATACATAAGCATAAAACCAAACACGGTATACTTTATCAGGTATTGCGCTTAAACCAAACTTACGATTATCAGGACTTTTAATAACACGATCAGGTACGCCATACTGTTGCGTATCTGCATCATCTAAGTTTTCTGAAATACGTCGATAGTCTTTCCAAGCTTCTGTTGTAGTAAATCGCAAGTTACGAGCTACATAAGGAGCCGCTTCACCTGATACACCTACNGTAGTAAGATAAAAATTATCCCAATCAATATAACCATAGTCAGTAGTCAAAGAAGAACTAGCAGGCTTTAATGTGTACCATCGCTGTCCTGCTACAGTTTCTACATATACATTACCATACATAGGATCTGTCTCACCGCTCAAGTTAGCAGCAAGAAAAGGCCATTGAGGTTCTTCATTTACAATATCTAGATACGCACGATTAATAGCATCTTTAACATGTTGTTGAATACCCACAGCAGAAGCAAAGCTAGAACTTGTAAGCTCTACTTCATTCATCTCCCGTAGGAGTTCATTTGCTAAATCTAGATATGTTGCTGCCATTATTTATGTACCTTTTGCACCTCAAAGTTAGCAGACTTACTAGAACCGGGATGTTTTTTATATCCAGTTTTAGGGTCTTTCATAAGCTTGTAAGCTTTGCCCTTTTTCATCCAGTGATAGCCTTTTGGGGCTGCTACCTTCATGGCTTAGACTTTAAACTTGCGTTGTATCCAGCCATGCTATTACAAGCAGCTTCCAAAGCAAAAACATCTGAAGAAGCTTTGCCACCATGACCGTATTGCATACGTCCACCATGTCCCATTCCTCCACGCTTTTTCTCTTCCATCATGTTATAGCCGCCACCCATCATTTTCTTTTTTCCATGATTCATTAATCTTGCTCCATTGAAAAAGTTTTACTTTTATCTCTAGCCGCCTCAAACTCTGTAGAATACTCTGACGTATCTACATCTTTTTTAAAAATTCGTTCATAGTTGTCTTTGTATTGAGAAAGATTCATTCCTTTACGAAAACGACTTTCTTTACTTACAATAGCTTTACGAAACATCATAGGCTTTGAATCTGAACCAATTTGAGGCATTATAATCTCCAATAAAAAAGAAAGGGGCCACCGAAGCAGCCCCATTCTAAAAGGTCTAGTCGATACCGTAGAAAGCTGAAACCAGAGCTTCTGGTCGCAGTACCTTCGCGCCATAGACATGAAGACCACGTACAATATCACCAAAGCTTGAAGGATCACGGATCACTTCAGTGCTGGTAATAGTNTGAGCCGTAGCCGTAGAAGACATGTGACCAGCCAAGCACTTACCAGCAGCGTTAGTCGTTGCAGCAATGTTNTTTGACTTGTACATATCAAATCCACGCAGCTTACCAGAGCTTACCAAACCATTACGGATTGATCCTTGGCCTGCGTTGAAGTCTACTGACAAGAGCTTAGAAGAGCTTTGTGCAAGCACTTCATAAAACTCAGGATTAGCTACGAACCATCGTCCTTCTTCTGGAATGTTTTGCTCGTCTAGCAAACGTGCCATACGTGCCATCACATCAATAGGATCATGCTCACTAGAACCAAAACCAATGTCCAAGTTACCAGTACCATCAAAGGTGCCAGCAGCAAGGTCAGTAGCATTGTCCGTACCCATGCTGTGGTTTGGAGATGAGTCTGGAACACCAGCAAACATAGTAGCCATTACGCCTGCGTCAAAAGCATCACGCAGAGAGTAAGCCGCTGAAGACGTTGCTACTTCACGGAAGTTTACGTGAGACATATTCGTTTCAATGTCATCTACAATAAACTTAAATGCGTTAGCAATATCTACAATCAAGGTAATCTCTTGATCGGTCAGCTTTGTAGTTGTAATATCCTGCCCACGCTCATACTGATCTACCGTGATTACAGGCTCTTTGATGATTCGTACTGTATCACCAAATGATGCAATCTCGCCAGCATAGTCCGTGTTAGTGATTGCTTCAACTACTGAAGCTTTACGGAAAAAGTTAAGTACCTGCTTAGAGTAAACTTTAGGCAGGAAAAACGAGTTAGTTTGTCCAGAGACAGAATTACCAAAGTTGGCATTAGTATCTGTGGACGGTTCAAAAAATTGATCGGATGTATTTGAAGCCATGTTAATATTCTCCTAAGAACACAAATTTAATTATGCTACTACACGACCTTCGATCATTGCTTGTTTAATATCATCTTCAAATCTATCAAACTGATCTAGGGACATAGCAGCGATTTCCCGTTCAGTCCATATCTTAGGTTGGCTATTAGCATCTATGTTAGTTGTTTTGGTTGATACCATATCTGCCGCCGAACCTTTAGATTTTGGTTTGGACTGTTGTTTTGTTTGAGACTTGCCAGTTTCTAGTTTATAAAGATCAATAGCTTTTGATGCTAATGCNACATTATCAGGATTGTTATAAACCCATTNCTGAATTTGTTCAGGTTGCTGCTTTGCCCAATCATGAAACTCCTCATCTCCTCTGATTTCNTCAAAGTCTGGATGACGTTGTTGCANTGTGGCTTCAGCTTCTNTACGCATTANTTCAGACTCACGTTGCCGCATAGACTGTAGCTGTGCTTCAAGATCTGCTACCTGCCGTTGACTCTGCATATGTGCTACAGATTCAACAGTATTATAAAGATCAGGGTACTCNTGTTTAAAGTTCTCTAACTCTTCTTCAGACTTAGGTGGCTCATAACTAGGTTGTACCGACTGAGCCATCGCAGTAAGTTCTTCCTCTCGCTGCTTAAACTCAGAAAGTTTTTGATCATAATGACGCTTTAGATCATCGTATCTCTTTTTATAATTAGTCCTTTTACGAGGTTGGGACTCTTCTTCTACAGGGGCCTCTTCATCGGGGGTAGCCTGTGGTTCAAAGAATAATCCGTCTGCACTTCCCCTTGAAGGGCCATCTGGCTTATGCCAAGACTTTCTAGCGTTATAGGGGTTAGGTGAGTCCTCTTGTAGTTCTACTTCTGACATTCTCAATCTCCTTCACGGGGCTTGTGTCTTGCAAGGTAGCCATTATTAACTCCGTCGAGTTCATGGGGCTTGTCTTACCAAGGTAGCCGTAAAAATTATCGAAGGCTTGGCATCCTATTGGAACCCATCATGAGCTTTTTAATTTCCTCATCTGTTTTATTTAATGGAGAAGTCGTTTCTTCTTCATCTTGTTCCATCATTCCACCTTCAGCCATCGCTTGTAAACCGCCATCATAGGCACGTTCAGCATCATCCATCATAGTTTGAAGCTGATCTGCACCAATCTGGTCGGTTGCTTTTTTGGTAAATACAAACTCACCATCGCTTAAACGCGCAGGTATAGAGTCTGATACACCAGTTCCGGGGCCTTCGACTTCTCCAGCACCCGAAAATTCTGAAGCAGTTGTAATTACTTTATCTAAAATATCCGATAGTCTTGGATCTTTTTGTAATACATCTACTAAATAATCTTGTTCATCATCGTTAAGAGATTCATCCATAACGTATGATATATAGTCTTCTTCCATTTCAGCATCAGAACCGCCATCATAGGCACGTTCAGCATCATCCATCATAGTTTGAAGCTGATCTGCACCAATCTGATCGGTTGCTTTTTTGGTAAATACAAACTCACCATCGCTTAAACGCGCAGGTATAGAGTCTGATACACCAGTTCCGGGGCCGTCTACTTCGCCAGCACCCGAAAATTCTGAAGCAGTTGTAATTACTTTATCTAAGATGTCCGATAGTCTGGGATCACCTTGTAGTACATCTGCTAAATAATCTTGTTCATCTTCATTAAGTGACTCATCCATCACATATTCAATATAACTATCTTCCATTTCTTCATCTGGAAGTTGTGATGCCATTGCCTCATCCATTTCATCGGCGGGAATGTTAGGGTAGGTATCTACTGGCAT